CAGGCTTATACCCTGATTGGTGGGAAGGTAGGGTATTTAAACAGCCTATTGTTGCATGGGCTGGGGGTGTATCTAACGAAACAACCCGAGATATAGTGCAATTTGAACTATTGGGTTCTCCCGATGATCCTGATGCTTTTGGGTCGGGTACTATTCCAAAAGATTATATAATAAAAACGGAACGAAAACCCGGCGTACCTAATGCAAAGAGTGTGGCATTAGTCAAGCACGTTTCCGGTGGGAACTCTTCTTTATTCTTTAAAGCCTATGAAATGGGCGTTGAAAAGTGGCAAGGTCGATCAGTGGATTGTGTATGGCTTGACGAGGAACCTTCGAGGGATATCTACTCGCAAGCAGTAACGAGAACACTAGATAGGCGTGGAATGGTCTACATGACATTCACCCCAGAAGCGGGGATGACTGAGACTGTTGCTTCATTTATGAATAGGTTACAACCTGGGCAGGCTCTTGTTAATGCAACATGGGATGACGCATCAGAGAAAATCGTATCCATGGGCGGTAACAATGGTCATTTAAATGAGGATGTAATGGAACAGATACTGTCCAGTTACAGTCCTCACGAAAGGGAGATGCGGCGGTATGGTAGGCCATCCATAGGCTCTGGATTAGTCTTCCCGGTGATGGAAGAAAAGCTAATGATTGATCCAATTATGTTGGAGAATCATTGGCCTAGAATATGCGGGATTGATTTTGGATTTGACCACCCTACAGCTCTAGTTTGGATGGCATTTGATAGGGATGAAGATATATATTATGTATACGATTGTTACCGACAAGCCAAATCCCCGCCAGCAGTTCATGCCGCTCAGATTAAAACTCGTCCTAGTTACATCCCTATCAGTTGGCCCCATGACGGCAATAGGAGAGATTCTATGGGAAATCCCGGTTTGGCTGACCAGTATCGTAACCTTGGGTGCAATATGTTACACTCTCATTTTGAGAACCCTCCCGCACTGGGGCAGAACAAAGGCGGCAATTCTGTTGAAGAGGGTATAATGTCTATGCTCCAAAAAATGGAAGATGATAAATTTAAAGTATTTGCAACCCTATCCGATTGGTGGGAAGAGTTCAGGATGTATCATAGGAAAGGGGGTAAAATTGTTCCATTTAGGGATGATTTAATGTCTGCTACACGTTATGCTGCAATGGCAACACGCTTTGCTGTTTCCGGGTCAGACCCTACATGGACAAAAGACTTAGAGTATAAACAATATGGTATTATATAATGGCTGAACAAATGACTGAAGAAGAACTGAAGACGCGCATAGATGAGGAACTTCGCGCATCTTTAGGATATTTTTCAGATGAGTTATCCAAACAGCGTGAGATGGCTATGGAGTATTACTACTCGCTACCGTTTGGAAACGAGATAGAAGGTAGGTCACAGTTTGTTGACTCTACTGTACAAGATACCATAGAATGGATAAAACCATCATTGATGCGTATTTTTGCATCAGGTGATGAGATGGTCAAGTTTAATCCTACAGGGCCAGAAGATGTTGAGATGGCGGAGCAAGCTACTGATTATGTGAATCATGTATTTGTTAAAGACAATTCTGGTTGGGAAATACTTTATTCGTGGTTCACCGATGCGTTGCTTCAGAAGAATGGTATAGTCAAAGTATGGTGGGATGAGTACCCCGAAGTGACGAGGGAAGAGTATCATAATTTAGATGATATGGAACTACAATCCTTGGTTGCTGCTGATGGTGTTAGAGTTATAGAGCATACCGATAACGACAATGGTTTAAATGATGTAGTCATCTCGAAAGAAGACTACAACGGTCGTGTAAAAATTGAGAATGTACCGCCTAGTGAATTCCTGATTTCCAGTGAATCCAAAACTATACAGGATGCAAAGTTTGTTTGTCATCGTGTACAGGTTACACTGTCTGATCTACGGGAGATGTATCCAGATGAAGATTTAGATCCTGAAGAATTAGGCGGTGGCGATGATGGTATGGAAGCATACTCTCCTGAAAGATTGGCCCGCTATGAGTATGATAAGACAGCTAGTAACTGGGATGGTCTAAGCACATCCAGTGGCTCTGATGACTCTTTGAGAGTCTATTGGTTGCATGAAAACTATCTAAAGGCTGATTGGGATGGCGATGGTATTGCTGAGTTGCGTAAGGTTTGTACAGTAGGCAATAAGGTTCTACAGAATGAAGCAATCGATAGTAAACCCTTTGTTTCGATTACTCCTATAAAAATACCTCACAAGTTCTTTGGGTTGTCTGTTGCTGATCTTGTACTCGATCTGCAATTAATAAAAAGTACATTGATGCGAAACCTCATGGACAATATGTATAACCAGAACTTTGGTAGGTACGCAGTCCTTGAAGGTCAGGCCAACCTAGACGATCTATTGACGCAACGACCCGGCGGGGTTGTTCGCGTTAAATCACCTAATGCAATAACTCCATTAGCTACTCCATCTCTAGAACCTTATAGTTTTCAAATGCTTGAGTATCTAGATACTATTAGAGAGTCTAGGGCTGGTGTAGGTAAAACAACTCAGGGATTAAACGACAAAGCATTAACCTCGCATACTACGGCTTCTGCTGTTAATTCCGTAATGACGGCAGCACAAAGTAGGGTAGAACTTATTGCAAGACAGTTTGCAGAGACAGGTGTAAAGGATCTAATGCGGACCATCTATGAATTACTACTGAAGTATCAAGACAAGGAACGTGTAGTTATGTTACGGAATAAGTGGGTTCCTGTTAGACCTGATGCCTGGAAGGATAAGACAGATTGCACAGTGTCTGTTGCTCTTGGTCACGGCAATAAAGAACAACAGCTTATGCACCTTTCGGCAATGTTAAACTTTGCTGGTGATGCTATGAGAGGTGGATTAAAAATCGTCACGGAAAAGAATATGTACAATCTTGGCGCAGCTTTGATAAGGAACATGGGGTTTCAGAATGTCGGTGATTTCTTAACTGATCCTGATACGGTTCCACCACAGCCTGATCCAAGAGAGCAAATGGCCCAAATGGAGATGCAGAACAAGAAGGCCGAACTTGAAATTAGAGCGGCGGAAGTACAAGTGAAGGCGCAAAAAGTCCAGCAGGAAGCTGCTGAGATGCAGATTGACGCTCAACTTAAAGTCGCAGAACTTGACTTAGAAGCGAAACAAAATAGGCCGGTAGCCATAGGATAAAATGACACCTGAAGAACGAGAACGAGAGGCTAAGTTGCTTCTCGATAACCCACTATTTGTTGAAGCATTTAAAAAGTTAGAAGAAGAGTTATTAGACCTCTGGAAAATGTCAGGGTCTACAGATACTGCCCAACGAGAATCTTTCTGGTTGGCAGTGAGACTGCTTGATAGAATTAAAGTCCATATACAGTCCATAGTTGAAACTGGACACATGGCTAAAGTTCTAGAAGAGCAACACCCACATATCTAGAGGAGATTTGTAATGGCGGATACGCAAGAAGCCCCGCAACTGCCGGAATCGGCACCAGAAGAGTCTGGAAGTATGGGTCAGGCTCAAAACGCAATTCTTGGTTTATTGAATTCTGAAGAAGAACCACCAAAGGAACAAGAAGAGCAACCTTCCGAAGAAGCATCTACAGAAGAACCTGAAGATGAGCCATTGGAGGAAGCAGAAGAGGAATTAGAAGCATCTGATGAAGATGAAGAAGAGGACTCTGAGGAATCTGAAGAAGAGGTCGAAGAAGAAGAACCTGATCTTTACGCCGTCACTATTGATGGCGCGGAACATGAGGTTACCTTTGATGAATTGATAAAGGGGTATTCTCGTCAATCAGATTACACAAAGAAAACTCAAGCACTTGCAGAACTCAGGAATAGTTTTGAAGAAGCAAAATCTCGTTATGAGACAGAACTTCCAGAATTGCAGGGACTGAAAGAGCAATATGTACGCAATCTTGGCGAAGTAATTGAAGGGTCACTGGGTGGTCTGGAGCGTTTCAATATCGATTGGAATGCTTTACGTGAAGAAGACCAGTCAGAGTATCTACTAAAACGTGAAGAATTTAGGCAAGCACAGGAACATATTCAAGGTTTACAGCACAGAAAGCAGCAAGAGGAGTCTCAACTCCAACAGCAGATGTCTGAACAACATAAAACTTTCGTAGCAAGTGAACATGAAAAGTTAGCGCAAAACATTCCTGAATGGCGTGAAGCCAAAACCCGAACTGAGCTAGGTGCTCAGATTAGGGAGTATGCTTTATCCCAAGGATTCGTCCCTGAAGAAATCGATTCTTTAGTGGATTCACGTTCCTTTATCGCATTGATGAAGGCTATGAAGTATGATGCTTTATCAGGTTCCAACATAAAGGCTAAAAAAGTTAAAAATAAGCCTAGAGTTGTGAAGTCTGGTTCTGGCGCTACAAAAAAACGAGCAGCTACAGAACGTAATGCAGCTTCCATGAAACGGCTTAGGGAGTCTGGTCGCATTGATGATGCGGCTAAACTTTTTGAGGATTTTGTAGACATTTAAACTAGGGAGGGAAATGCTATGGCAGTTCCTGGAAATACTAGGTTAACCTTTACCGGCATTGGTATTAGGGAAGACCTAAGTAACATTATATACAATATTAGTCCAATGGACACACCATTTCTTAATGGTTGTGGACGAGGGTCGTGTGATAACACGAACTTTGAATGGCAGACAGATGAATTAGCCACCCCGACTGCTAACAGGCAGCTCGAAGGTGATGACTATGCATCGACTGCTGCAACAGAGCCGAGACGTTTGAGTAACTATACCCAAATCTCCGCAACACAGGTCCAGAGTTCTGGCACTGCTGAAGCGGTCGATTTTGCTGGGCGTAAATCAACTCAGGCTTATCAGCTTGCTAAACGTGCTAAAGAAATGAAGCGCGATATGGAACAGATGTTACTTGATGGTACGGCTAAAGCTGTTGGTGGTGCTGGTGTTGCCAGAGAGTCTGCGTCTTTCGCTACTTGGGTTGGTACTAACGCCATCCTTACAACGCCTATCGTAGCTGCGTCTAGCGGCCTTGGTCTTGTTAATAACGGTGCAGCAGGTTATCCTGATGGCACGACAAGTTCCTTGGGTGGTGGTGCTAATACGGCTATTTCACTTTCTCTAATAAATGAGGTAGTGGGTCGCATCTGGGATTTAGGTGGAACACCTGATACCATTTTGTGCAGAAGTGATGTGAAGCAAACCATTAGTTCCGCTGCTGTTGGTGGTTCTGTTGTTGCCGATCCTATAGGTAACAATTCGGGTAGCAAAGCCGTAACTGCTGTAAATGCGGTTGACGTTATGGTAACAGACTTTGGTACGTTTAAGGTTGTCCCTGATCGCCATTTGCCAGCCGGTAACTGCGATTTCATTGACTTTGATCTGTGGTCTGTCGATTATTTACGTCCCTTCCGTACAGAAACTCTTGCCAAATCTGGTGATAGTGTGAAGCAGCTTTTGATTGCTGAGTACGGTTTGCGTGCGAAAAATGGTCTTGGCAGCGGCATGCTCAAGAGCGCAATTTAATTTGCTTTGGTGTAGCCCCCTTCGGGGGGCTTAACCTCACAGGAGAAACAAGATGGCAAATATAGGACAACCACCTAGCAAGGGTAGTGCAACAGCTATTGGTCCTGACATGAATCCACCGCCTTATAGTGAAGGGGAACCTAAACTTAGGAAGTATGGTCCTGGTAAGGATGGTGCTTTAGGCTCTACTGAACACAACGGAAGTATAGATAATGTCATACGGACACAAGTTGCTAAAGTAGGTAAAGTGCATGGCTGGTAAAAAAAGTAAGATTTCAAAACAGAGTTCAGTCAAGAAGTCAAAGACCACAAAACCCCCAACCAAAGAAGAAAGTCTTTCCAGGGTTGTAAGGGACATGGAGGCTATTACGACAGGCAAAGATTCGAGGCACCATTTAAGATGAAGAAAAATGCTGTAGCGAAATCTACTCCAGTAGAGACATTTCATTCTAATGCGGATGAAACTGAGTTTACTATCAACACCTATCAGGATTGCGAACCTATACTGGAAGAAAACAAGAAAGCATATAATAATTATGGTGACTTGCTAACTCCCGGCAAGGCTGGTGAAGGTGTAAGAGTTGCATCTATACCGCTAACTATCTGGACTCAGTGGATGCAAGAAACCAATGGTGCTATAGAGAAAGATCATAAACTTATGAAGAAGTATCTAAACGACCCTGATAACAAATATTTTAGAACAACTCCAACGAGGGTTTAATTATGTGGTTATACGCACATGGTGTTTTAGGACACACACAAAGAAACTATAGAATTCTGAATCAAAACGTATTCTTCTCAAAACGTAATATACCCTAATGGCTATAGGGACTTACAGCGAACTACAGACTGCTGTAGCTAACTGGTTAGACAGGGATGATCTAACAGATAGGATAACAGAGTTTATCGCTTTAACGGAGGCCCGTATGAATCGGATTCTCCGTTTGTCGATAATGCTAAATGTAGATGTGTCTAACTTGGGCGGAGCCGCCACATTAGTAGGCGGGACTAGGGATTATGCATTGCCTTCTGGTTATCTTCAGATGTTAGATTTTCATTTGAGGACTGATCCTATAACTACGTTATCCTACATCACTCCTGAGAATATGAATAGGATGTGGGCTGGTAGTCAAGTTGGAAGGCCATTAGCTTATACAATCTTTTCTGACAATGCTAGTGGAACACCTATAAAGAAGGTGAAAATTGGTCCCTCTCCAGATTCTGCTTATAACTATTCAATGATGTTTTACAAGAAGATTGATGCTCTTTCAATTACTAATACTACAGAGCAGATGTTGACAAACAATCCAGATGTGTA